CCGGCGGTGAGCGCGATGGACTCCAGGTGTCGAGACGTGAGCACCTGGACCAGCTGCGAGAGCATGTCCAGGTAGTCGGTTGCGGTGCCGGCGTTGTACGTCATCCGGTTAGGCTCTTCACGGTTCGGGCGTTGCGGCGGATCACGTTCATGATCGCTTGCTCCCCTTCATTGCTCTCGATCCCTGCGGGGATCTCGGCGGGGTCGGTCACGTTGACCACGTTGATCGTCGGGGGCGGGGTGGTCACGTTGACCACCGGCTGCGCGTTGCCTTGCAGGCGCGCGGCCGTCTCGCCGGCGGGCGTGATCCGGCCCTGGTCGCGCGGGGTGAAGATCTCCGGCCCCTGCTCGCCGACCACGAGCGGCTTCTTCTCCTCGACGAGCCCGCCCTCCTGCTCGCCGCCCGGCCCGCCGCCGCCACCGAGCGCGCCCGCGAGTGCACCGAAGATCCCGCCGCCACCGCCGGCGCCGCCGGCGAAGGCTTCGATGATCGCGAGCAGCGCCTTGCGCGCCAGGATGCGCGCCACGTCGGCGAGCAGGCCGTCGACGAAGGCCGAGAAGTTGAGCTCGCCGGTGGTCGCGAACTGCACGATCGCGTCCTCGGCGCGGCCGAAGGCGTTGACCACGGTCTGCTGGACCGCGCCCGACACGTCGGCCAGCTGATTCTTCACCTGCGCCAGGCCAGCGGCGAGCCCGGAGCTCATGGAGCTCGACGCGACGTTCGCCGCGATCGTGGCCTCGTTGAGCGCGAAGGCGTACTCCTCCGCGCTGATCTTGTTCGCGCGCTGGAGCTCGTCGAGCGCCGCGAGGGTCTGCTGGTATTGCTTCGCTGGCTCCTGGATCTGTTGCAGGAGCTCCAGCGCTTGCGGGCTGAGCGGGCTCTGCTCGCCCGTGGTCGCGGCCGGCTGCGGCTGCGGCGCCGTGGGCTGCGGGAACAGGTCGGTGAAGAAGCCCTTGACCGAATCGATCACCTTCTTCGCGCCCTCGAAGAACTGCTGCGCGACGCGCTCCCCTTCCTGGCGCGCGAGCTCCTCTTGGAAGTCGCCCGTGAAGTCCAGGAAGGACGCGAGCGCTTCGGCGCCGCTCTTGCCCTGGAAACCCTCGGTGAGCGCGAGCGCGGCCGCCTTGCCGGTGTCTGCCATCGCCGCCACGTAGTCGGTCGAGAAGTTGCCCTGCGCGGTGTCCAGGGTCTCGTCGATCACCTTGCCGATGTCGGTGAAGGTCTGCGACGTGATCCGCTTCAGCGACTCGAAGGGGCTGGAGAAGTCGAAGGTGGCGATGTTCGAGAAGGCGCGAAGCATGGCGTCGATCACGCCCTGGATCACGTCTCCGACCGTCTTGAAGATCCCGATCGTGAAGTTGGCGAACGTCTTCACCACGCCGAGCGCGCCCGACCCGTCGCCGAAGATCGACGAGAAGTTGGGCAGGAAGGCGTTGGCGAATTGCTGGAGCGAGCCGAGCACCGTCTCGAAGGCCGTCCCGAAGAAGTCGATCACGCTCGCGGCGACTGCCCGGATCGCGGGGATGAAGTCGGCCACCCGCTCGATCAGGAACGTGAAGCGATCGCGCGCGACATTGAACGCGGCCGCGAGCGCGTCGCCGAGCCGCACGCCGGCGACCTCGAAGTCGGCGATCTCGTCCCTGAAGGCGACCACGGCAGCGATGCCGGCCGCGAGGATCGTCGGCAGGAGCGTGATCGGGTTGGTGAGCAGCGCGACCTTGAGCCCGTTGAGCGCGGAGATCAGGAGCGGGATCGCCAGCTTGGTCGCGAAGAGCGCCGCGACTCCCTGCAAGGCCTTCGAGAAGATCTCGATGTTGTCCGCCGCGAATCGCAGCCCGCGCGTGAGGAAGTCGACCAGCGAGCGCAGCGCTCCGGTCGCACCCGACTCGCCGAGGTTGAGCACCACGCTCTGCGCGGCCGCGCGCAGCCGGAGCAGCGAGCCGTTCAAGTTGTCGTCCATGATCTTCGCGACCTGCGCCGCGGAGCCGCCGGCGTCCTGAAGCCGCTGCGTCATGTCCTGGACGAAGGGGATCGACGACCTCAAGACCTCGAACGCCGGCCCGCCGCGGTCGCCGAAGATCTCCAGCGCGGTGCCGGTGTCGACGCCGGCGGTGGCGAGCGCCTGGAGCGCGCCGGTCAGCCCCACCTGCGAAACCCGCACCTGCTCCGTGGTGAGCCCGAGCGATTCGAGGATCTTCCGGCTGTTCTCGGACGGGTTTTCGAGCTCCGACAGAATCCGGCGAAGGCCGGTGCCGGCCAAGCTCGCGTCCAGGCCGGCGTTCGCGAGAGCAGCGACCGACGCGGTGGTCTCTTCGAGCGACACGTTGACGCCGGCCGCGACGGGCGCCACGAACTTGAGCGCATCGCCGAGACCTTCGACCGACGTGTTGGAAGCGTTCGCCGCGAAGGCGAGCACGTCGACCACGCGGGAAGTTTCGTCCACTTCAAGGCGGAATCCGCGCAGCGAGCTCGACGCGATGTCGGCCGCGCGCCCGAGCCCGAGCCCGGCCGCCTGCGCCAGCTGGAGCACGCCGGGGGTGGCGGTCAGCGACTCCCGAGCGGTGAAGCCGGCGCGCGCGAGCTCCCCCATGGCTCGCGCCGCTTCGGTGGCGCTGAAGCGGGTGGTCGCGCCGAGCTCCAGCGCTTGCTCTCGAAGAGCCGCGAACTCGTCGGCGGTCGCTCCGGAGACCGCCTGCACCGTCGACATCTCCTGCGAGAAGTCGGCGAGCAGTCGGACGCTCTGCCCGAGCCCGACCGTCAGACCCGCAGCGGCGAAGATCCGCCCGAGCGTCGCACCGAGCGAGCGCGCCGTGGTGTCGACGCGCTTGAGCTCGCGGTCGACTTGGCGCGTGCCGGTGACGGCGCCCGAGGGATCGACCACCACGCGGATCAGGAAGTCGACCAAGCGCTACGACCTCCCGTAGTCGCGTCGCGACTTCGACCGCCGTTGAAGGTCTCGCTTCTGCGCCTGCATCGTCTTGTTGTACTCGCCGGCCTGGAGCTCCAGGTAGGCCGTGTCCAGCGCCGAGAGGATCCGCCAGAACGCTTCGAGCATATCGGGCGCAACCCCCTGGTTCACGGCGTAGTCCATCGCGCGCGACCAGGGGATGCGTCCGAGCACGCCGTTGCTCACCTGGCGCTCGGTGTTGAGGCGCCAGAATGAAACGAGGTAGAACTCCTCGCCGGGCAGGAGCTCCGGGCAGTCAAGGAACCAGGCGGGAGTCTCGCGGCCCTTGGCGACTCCGGAGCGGATCGAGTACTCCTCTTTCCGGAACCGGATCTCCCACAAGAGCCGCGCGGTCAGTTTCCCGCTTGCGCCTCGATCTGCTCGTCGTCGGGCAGGTCCGGGATGAAGTTGGTCGGATCGGTCGCGAAGCGCAGGAGCTCCTCGAAGAGGTAGTCCGGCAGCGCGGCGAGGAACGCCCGGCAGTTGTCCTCGCTGAAGTCGACGGGCTTGCCGGCCGTGTCGAGCACGCCGGTCCAGCCGACCACCACGTACTTCGCGAAGAGCTCGCGCGCATCGTCTCGCGCCGCGTCGACCGTGCGGCGATCCAGCTTCCCCTGCGCGATCCGGCGCATGGGGCTCGCCTTCGTGTTCAGCTTGTCGACGGCCGCCGTGTAGGCGCGGTTGGTGCGGCCGGCGTGCTTCACCTGAAGCGTCGGGCGGCCCTCGATCTGGAAGAACGAGAACTCGACGACCTGCGCGCCGGGTTCGAGCTTGGAGAGTTGTCCGAAGTCAGCGGTCATGGCGTGGCTTTCTTGTGGCTTGGGATCGAAAGAATCGGGGCGCCGTCCTCCCGCGTGGAAGACGGCGCCCCGGGATCCTAGCGGGCTTGCCGCTGCTCCTACAAGGCCGGGTGCGCAGGCGTGGCCGGGAAGAGCGACAGGCTGAAGGACGTGCCGAAGAAGCTGTCCGCGTGCGCCTGCACTTCGAGCGCGATGCGCACCGACTCGTTGATCGGGAACGACTTCCCGCCGTTTCCGATCGTGCAGGAGGGCACGTCGGCCACGATCGCGCCGTCGTCGTTGCGGAGGATCCAGTCCATGGTCGCGGTCGTGTTGGCCTTGATCCGCGCGACCACGAGCGGCGACGTGAAGAGCGCCTCGGTCTCGACATCGAGCTCGAAGTTGCCGAGGTTCACGTAGCGCGCGCCGAGACGGCCGAGCACCTTCTCAGGCGTGACGCCGTTGCCGATCGTGACCGTCATGTCCTTGAAGTCGGTGGCGAGACCCGTCGCGTCCACGTCAGCGATGCGCAGGCGCGCGAAGTCGGCGCTCGTGTTGAAGGCTCCGGTCTGGAGCGGCGTGATCGGCGTCGCCGCGTTGGTCTTGCGGCCCGAGTTGTCGACCAGGTTGTCGGAGTTGAGCGCGACGAAGCCGAAGGTCACCGTGCTCTTGTCGGTGAGCGGCATTTCCCACGTCATCTCGTTGGCGTAGTTGCCGATCACGTACTCGAAGCCGTCCGGGTTCGCGACCGGCGTCGGCGGGTCGGTCTCGTAGAGGTTGTCGTAGCCGGCCTCGAACTGGTAGGTGCGGCGGATGAACTCGGCCGACGTGACCGGCACGTTGCGGATGAAGCGACCGAAGAGCAGGTCGGTCGGGATCTCGGTGCCGCCGGCGCCGGTGCTCGTGCCGTCGGAGTTGATGAGCCGCGAGTCGAGCTTGTCGAGCGTGAGCGAGCCCGCGGCGATCGCGCGGATCCGCGCGTAGCCCAGCGACTTGATCGAGCCCACGCCGGCGAACTGATTCGCGGCGAGCAGACCTCCGATGTGGACCCACTGTCCGACGGTGAGCCCGAGCGTGGTGAAGTTGACCGGGTTGACGCTCGCGCCGTTGCCGCTGGTCAGCGTGCCGATGTCGCCGGTACGCGAGAAGGCCAGGTCGCCGGCCTCCGCACGCACGCCGGCGATCGAGACCTCGGCGTTGGTCGGAGCGGTCTCGACCACGGCGCCGGCGAACGCGATCGCGGTGCCGGCGAGCCCCGTGTCCGCCGTGAGCGGCTTCATGCCGTTGTTGGCCGCGTTCTGGTAGCCGGCCGAGAACACGAGCGAGATCGGGCCGCCGCTCGTGAACTGGAGCTTCGCCGCCTGCGCCGCGGTCGCGGCCGGGATGATGAAGCCGGTGCCGTTCACGCTCCGGCCGACGAAGGTCAGGTCCGAGTTGGTCGCGATCGCGTAGAGGAAGCCCTCGGCGAAGTCGACCAGGCTCGCGATCGTCAGGTCGGCGTCGTGCTCGCTGCTCGCGTCGAGATCGACCACCGTGCCCTTGCGGCGCTGGCGGAGCGCGCTGATCGGGTTGCGCGCCACGGTCGTGATCTCGGCACCGAACGAGCCGATGTTGTTGGGCTCCAGGCTCTTCCACGTCGGCGAGCCGGGCAGCACGCCGGGGCTCTGCTCGATCGCGTACGCGAGGGTGGTGTTGTTGGTGAGGACTTGTGCCATGGCTCGGGTCTCCTACTTGGTCTCCTGGTAGTCGAAGGGGGCTTGGATCACCATCTGTTTCAGCGCTCCATCGTCCGCACCTTCGCGCACGGCCGCGGGGAAGAAGCGAAGCCCGGAGAACGAAGAGGACTCGAACACGGCGCGAGCCGCCTGCGTGAGCAGGTCGAGCGTGCGCATTCCTTCGTCGGGCGGAGCATAGACCTGGATCACTGCGCGAGCGTATCGAGTGTGCCGGCGAGCGCCGACAGCGCCGAGAGTAGACTCAACGCGCGGGACGTGCGCAACCGACACGCGCACGCGCTCGGCTTCGGGGTTGGCCGAGAAGTTCTCATTCTCGAAGGCGTAGGGCACGGCCGAGAACGAGCCGGCGGCCCACTGGACGCGCCAGCGCTCGTACACGGCCTCCCTGGCTTCGTTGATCGTGGTCATGCTGCGAAGAGCCGCGAGAAGTCAACGCGCGCCAGGTCGACGAAGACGGCCTTGTCGATCGCGCGCTCGATGAAGCCGGGCTGGGCTTGCTTGGAGTGCCCATCGTTCAGGGCGAGGATGTAGGGCACGTTGTTCGAGACGAAGACCGGGCCGAGCGCGAGCCGGTAGCTCAGCACTTCGGCCTGCCCGGTCGCCTGCGCCGCCGAACTCACCGAGTCGCGCGAGCCCGTCACGCCCTTGAACGGCGCGCCGATCGCCGGCACCCAATTCGCGCGCGCCCATCCGGTGTCCACCGGCGTGCCGCCCTCGCTCGGCGCAGAGACCAGGTTCGCGACCACCGCGAACGTGAGCGCGACCACCGCGCGCTCAGCGACGCGATTCAGTGCGACGATCACTTCGTCACGGTCGGCCATGGTCAGGGTGAAGTGCTGCGGAGCTTGATCGCGAACAGGGCGCAGAGCCAGCCGGCCGTCGCGGGAGCGATCGGCCCGCTCCAGTCCACGTTCGCGTCGACGGCGCTGGACTCCGCGTCATGGTACAGCTGCAAGTCGTCGTCCGCCGCCAAGTGCAGGATGCCGTGCGCGCTCATGCCGGCGACCTCGCACCCGTTGGTGCCGCGGTTGTGCCCGAGATCGTGCACGTAGGTGATGTCCACCCCTTCGATCCGAACCCCCAGCTGGTGATTCAGGCGGCTCGTGGTGGTGCGCGCTCCGCCGATCGGGCGCGCGTAGGCGTGCCCGAAGACCAGCGCCCACTGATCGTCCAGAGCCCGCAGCTGCGAAGTGTCCGCGCCGCTCGGGTCGTGATCCCACGAAGCGCCCTCGACCAGCGTGCTGTCGAACGTCAGCGCTCCGTCGACATCGGCCGCCTGCCCGCCGGTCTGCTCTCGGACCATCGCGTAGTCGAGCTCGGCCGTCGGGATCGCGACGATCTGCACGCTGCACTGCTCGGCCTTCGGGGTGAAGGCGACGCCGTTGCTGTTCACGTGGTAGATCTGCACGTCGAGCGCGAACTCACCGAGCGTCCCGAACTCTCCGGTCGGCCCCTGCACGATCCCGACGAAGGACGTGACTGCACGCCGGCAGGTGCTCACGCCCTCGGCGTAGCTCGTGACGCGCGCGCGCTCGCGGAACGTGTGGTGAATGCCCGATCCGGGCGAGTACCGCACCTGCATTTCGAGCTCGCCCTCGCTCGTCGTGCTGTCGCTCTCCGCTTCGATGTTCACGCACACGAGGAACAGGTAGCTGGGCTGGGTGTCGGTCGGCGTGAAGATGATCTCGGACCCGTTGAGCGCCCACGGCGCGTCCGCTTCCTCGACTTCATCCCACGCAACCGAAGTCGGCGTGGTGGTCGTCGCGCTCGCGTCGGCGTTGAGCTTCGCGCGGAAGACCGGCCAGTTGCTCCGCAGGCGCCAGATCGCGATCGAGCCCTCGCGGTCGATGCGTCGAGACGTTGAGCCCGCCACGCCCGCCGTGTCGAGCCGCTGCGCGAACATGGCGATGGTGTCGCCACCCGCGAGGTTGAAGATCCCGCCGCCCGAGAGCCCGCCCTCGTTGCAGGCCTGCGCCGCCCGCCAGTAGCCCTGCGAGCGGCCGTACGGCGTCACCGATCCGTTCACGCGCGTGGTGCCACGCACGAGCGCGCGCGTCGGCGTCCCGCCGAGCGTCGGAGATCTCCGAAAGCCAAGGTCGTAGCGGAACAGGTAGCGCCCCGGCTCGCTCACCGTGACCGTGTTGTCGGTGGCGATCGCGTAGATCGAGTCGCGCACGAGCTCGTCCTCGAACGCCGGCGAGCCGTCGGCGGTGCCGATCCCCGGCGGGCTGATCCCGCTGAGTGTCGCCGTCCATGCGGCGAACTCTCCGCCCACGATCTCGGCCTCTTCCTCAGTCGAGCGCAGCCGCGTCAGCGACAGCGTGTTCCTCGACAGCGTGAGCCCGGTCTGCGGCGTCACACCACGGCCCACACGTTCTGCGCGGCGCCGGCGCCGGTCGAGACCTTGATCGTGGCGAAGAACCCCGGCGTCAGTCCTTCGATGAACGGCAGGGCCGTGCGCTCCTGGCCGTTCTGCATGACCACGTTGAGGAAGCCAGCGACGCCGACCAGGATCCCGCGGCAGTTGGCGGGGAGCGGCGTCTCCGTGTCGACCTCGCCGGCATCGACCAGCACGAAGTCGATCGGCGGAATGACGAAGCTCTCAGCCCTCCGGTTGACGTTCGGGCTCGGCATCGCTCACGCCCTCCCGGGCAGGTGCGGGTTCGAGCTCGGACGCGGGCGCGGGCGCGAGCTCGCTCGCGGGAGCCGTGGGCGGGCCGCCGAAGGTTCCGGACGGCGTAGTAGGCGGGGGAGCGCCATCGGCGCCCTTGCGGCCCTTGGCGGCCGGCTTCGTCGGCGAGACGCCCTGCGCCCCCCCTAGCTTCGCGCCCATCGGGGCAGGCTGGTACGCGGCCCTGGGCGGCTTGCCCTCGATCGCCTTCGCGATGCGCGCGAGATCCGCCTCCCCCCCGGGGTGGAGCCGCTTCGCCTTCTTGTCCTCTTCCAGGCGGCGCTGGCGACGCGCGAGCAGGTGCTCGGTCCAGGGCGAGCTCACCGGGCCGATCGAGCCGATCGTGAACCAGCGCCGTAGCGTGGCGCGCCGGATCCCTTCGGGGATGAGCTCGCCCGGTTCGATGAAGGTGTCGCCGACGATCTGGATCCGCCGCGTCGCTACGTAGCGGTCTTGCTGTCCCTTGAAGATCGGTCTGCGGGCCATGGCGGTGCTCCAGGAAGAAGAGGGGCGGGCGGTCGACGTACTCGAACCGCCCGCCCCGCTCGGGCTCACGAGTTGGTGTCGTTGATCATGTATCCGAGCACCGCGGCCGTCTTCTTGAAGTCGACCGCGATCTCGCCCTCGATCCGATCGCTCGCCGTCGGCTCGTGCCGGAAGCGCTTGATGCGGATGCCGCTCTGCGTGGCGCCGAAGAGACCGGACCACGAGAACTGCACGCCTGCCGTCGGCGTGTCGAGCCCGATCGACATCGGCGCGTAGTAGAGCAGGCAGTTGTCCGCGCCGATGAAGGCCGTGCTCTCGGCCGCGCCCTTCGGGGCGGAGTTGACCACCGAGTCGAAGACCTCGATGGTTTCGAGCTCGAACAGTTGCGCGATGAGCTCGCGCATGACGATCGCCGGGATGTCCTTCGTCGAGCCGCCGGTGATCCGCGAGAGCACGTCGTCGTTGTCGAGCAGGGCATCCCACGAGGGGCGGCCGATCAGCATGCGGTTGGGCCGCAGGCCGGTCGCGTTGTGCACCGTGCGGATGCCCGTGCGGATCTCGGAGATCGGCGACGAGCTCGCGGCGTTCCACTTGGTGCCGGGCGAGAAGTCGGTCGCCCAGATCCCCGTGGTGAAGTAGGCCGTGCGGAAGAGGAGCTCCTTGCGGAGCATCATCTTCAGCGTGACGAACTGCGTCGCCGACTCGTCGAGCTTCACCGGGTCGTCGGCGTTTGCGCGCTGCCGGTCGGTCACGTCCTTGTGGAAGGCGTAGACCCGGCAGAAGTAGGGGGTGGTCGACAGGTCGAACCCGCCGCCCGCCGACTCCGTGCCGTCGGCGCGCTCCTGCGCCTCGTCACGGAAGAAGTCCTCGCGCGAGAACTCGTAGTACAGGTCCGACTGCTTCGCGACCGGCAGGTTCGACATCGCGCGGGACGCGACGAAGGCCTGCTGGCTCTGCAGCCACTTCTGCGAGAAGTTGGTGAGCGGCGCGTTGACGTGAACGTCGCCGGCGGTGGGGTTGGTGACTTGCGGCATGGTCGTGTCTCCGTGATCGGTTTGGTGGTGTTGGTCTCAGGGTTCGCCGCCTGCGATCACGGCGTCAGCCGCGCGCCCTTGTCGAAGATGATCACGACGAGCTCTTGGTCGGCGTCGTTGCCGGCCACTTCGACCGCGACGCCGAGACGCGCCCGCGTGGTGGCGGTGGGCGCGGCTTCGCCGTTCGCGGCCGAGGAGATCACGTCACCGACCGCGATCGCGGTCGAAGCGACGGCACGCACGGGGCACTTGCCGCCCGACTGGATCATGGCCACGGGCACCGCGCGCTTGCCCGCGGTGAACTCGGCGGCCGTGACGCCTTCGAGCGTCACACCGATCGCGTCCGCGCCGGCGGCCGCGGCGACGATCTGCCCCGACGAGTTGAAGGTGACGAAGACGTACTGAGCGATCGCGGCCCCCACCTGGAACGTGAGGGACTTGACGTTTTCGATGAACATGGGTTCGGTCCTTGGTGGGTTGGTCGATCGGTTGTGCTGGTCAGATCAGGCGCAGCCGATCAGGCGGCGCCGGCGACGGCGATGCGGTAGAGCTCGGGCTGTTCCTTCGTCACCGCGTCGTAGTGGTCGAAGTAGTCGCCGCCCTTCTCGCGCTGGCGCGCCTTCGCGAGCTCGTCGAGCTTCGCGACCGCGGCCGCCTTGTCGGCGACCGGCGCGCCGCCGACGATCCCGCGCTTCTCGAACGTGCCGGAGAGCGCCGTGTTGCCGGCAGCGATCGCCTCGAAGGCCGCCTTGCGGGTCGGCTCGTCGGGGATGCCCTCCAGCGCCTTGACGATCGCGGCGCGGACCTTGAGCTCGCCCGGGTAGCGGGGGAGCTCGGCCTGCGCGCGCTTCTCGCAGCGCTCGTTCTGCGCCGCCTCGGCGTTGGCCTTGGACGCGGCTTCGGCCGCGTCGGCACGCTTGGCCAGGTCGATGAGCTCTTCGCCGGCGCTGCGCCGGTACTCGCGCTTGGTGACGGGCGAGACGTAGACCACGGGGTCGGAGTCGGCCGCCTTGCGCGTCTCGGCGTCGACCTCGGCCTGGCGATCGGCCGCGGTCTTCGCGAGGAACGCGGCGCGAGCGCCCTCGGCGAGCTTCGCGTAGTGCGCGCGCTGAGCGTCGTTGAGCTCCAGGAGCTTCTTGGTCTGGTCGAGCTCGCCGCGCAGCTTCTCGACCTCGGTCGGTTCGGTGGTCTTCGTGGTCATGGGATCCTCGTTGGAGTTGCCGGCCTTCACTAGGCCGAGCAGGTCGGGGTCGAGTTGCGGGACGGGTTCGCCGCGAGCCGCGGAACGCTTCATGAGCGACAGGATCGACTGCACGAGCGCCCGCTGATTCACGGAGTGCGTGTGGCCATCGTTCGAGCCGATCGTGATGTTGCCGTCGGCGTCCATCGACCACGGGTGCCCGTGGTCGCTTTCCTCGATCGTGTTGGGCGCGCGCGAGAAGCTGGTCTCGCCGCCGCGCTCGGCGCCCCATATGCGCACCAGGTGCGTGTGGCCGTCCTCTTCGGACGTGACCACCGTGATCGGCGCGTGGCCCTCGCCGCACTTGTCCACCTGGTCGCCGCCCTCGGGCTCGCTCTCTAACGGCACGCCCTCCCTGCGCTTCACGAGCACCGCGCGCGCGCCGTCCATGGCGGGGAAGTCGACCGCGCTGATCTCGTCGATCCGCGTCTTGGTCATGATCCGCTTCTTGCCCTGGCGCATCTTCTTGTTCACCACTCGACCACCTCTTCGTCCAGGCGTTCGCCGCCGATGCTGAAGCCCGTGTACTCGCCGCTCTCGAACTTCGCGAGCACTTCAGGCGACGGCTTGATCCCGACCATGACGCCGGTGCGCTCGGTCTTGATCTCCATCGCCTTCGCGAGCTCGCTGGTCAGCGGGAACAGGAAGACCACGTCGCCGTCGACGACCTCGTGCATTTCGCCGCTCGTGCGGCTCTTGAGCATGAAGTCGGCGAAGTCGGCGACCATCGCGTCTTCGGCGTAGTGGTCGCCCTGCGTGTCGAAGTACTGCTCGCCCTTGCGCACGCTCTCGACCGCCCACCCGAAGACGATCCCGAGCCGCTTGTTGATCGTCGAGACCTTCGCGACGCGCTCGAACTTGCGCGCTGCGTCGCTGGTGTTGGACTTCCCGCCGCGATCGTGTGACTTGTTGGGCATCGGCCGACCGGCCGAAACTAGATCAGAGCTCCACGCGCGTTGCAACTACGCACCGGCACAGGATGGACTCCTCGGGCGGCGCCGAAGGATCAGCCGGAAAGCGAAGAGGAACGCCAGCGCCCGAAAGAAACGGAACTCCTACCGGCTGCTCCTGTCGGTGCATCGCCGCGTGCGTGCTGCGCACGCGCTCGTCCTTCGCCGTGTTCCAGATCCGGCGGACCTCGTTGGGCTTCACGTGGCCGTCGGCGATCGCCTGGCGGAAGGCTTCCTCGGCGCCCTCGTGCACCGAGCGCAGGGCTTCGGTCCGGCCGATCACTTCCGAGCGGTACTTCAGGTAGCGCTCGCGGTAGCGCTCGACCATGCGGTCGATCTGCGCCCGGCTGAGCGGCGTCTCGTTGGCGATCGCGTTCTGGAGGCTCCTGTCGAAGCGCGCGTCCCGCAGGCGGCGCGTGAGCGCTTCGGCGCTGTTCTCTTCGAGCAGCCGGCGGTAGTTGCTCACCGCTTGTTGCTCGAAGAGAACAGCGCCGAAGC